CTGCAGCAGTATGCCCTCGCCCACGGCATGAATGCGAACATCACGGCCATGTCTCAGGCGGAGCAGGTGGCGCTGCGGTATGCCTTCGTCACAGACGCCCTGAACCTCGCCGCCGGTGACTTCGTGAAGACCCAGAACAGCTGGGCCAACCAGACCCGCATCCTGTCCATGCAGTGGCAGCAGTTCATGGCGGTCATCGGGCAGGCGCTCACCACGGTACTGCTACCGGTGGTAAAGATGCTGAACAGCATCGTATCCGGGCTCATCAGCGTTGCCAATGCGTTCAATGCGGCGGTGACCGCTATCTTCGGCGGGCCGCAGACCCAACTGGCGGGAATGGCCGACGCCAATGCGGCTATTGCTTCCGGCGCCGAAGACGCAGCGGCAGGGGAGGAAGCCCTGGCGGACAGCACCAAAGCCGCCGGCAAGGCGGCCAAGGGCGCTCTGGCGTCCTTTGACCAGCTGAACGTGCTCCAGCAGAGCAGCGGCGGTTCCGCCTCCGGCGGTGCCGGCGGAGGTTCTGCAGGAATGACCTTCACGCCGGTGACCAGCGAGGAGACCAACAGCGTGCCTCCGGTGTTGGAGAAGATCAAGGCCTTCATGGAGCAGCTGAAGACCCTGTTTGCTCCGAGCATTGAGGCATGGGCGGGCGCATGGGATACCCTTCGTGCCAAGGCCGCAGAAGTGTGGCCGGAGATCAAAAACGGCGCCCTGGGGCTTTGGCATGAGGGCTTGCTACCACTCGGCGAATATCTGATGAGCACATTCGTGCCCGATGTGGTAAACGCCTTTTCCGAGGCCTTCGCGCCCATCGTGGGGGATGTGCTCTCTGGGTACATGCAGATCTTCACAGACGGCTTTGTATGGCGGTGTGGGATGATCACAGCGGCCATCACGGGGGTGGTGCTGCCCGCCTTGGAAGTTCTGCGCGACGTATGGGTGGACGCCATGGGGTCGATAACGGCCGTGTGGGCACAGTACGGACAGCCCCTTGTGGACGGCTTTATCCAGCTGTTCAACAACATCCGCGAGGTGGTGACCAGCGTATGGCAGACCGTCATCATCCCATTCTTGGCATATTGTATTGCGAAGTTCCAGGAGCTGTGGAACAACAGTCTGGCGCCCCTTTGGGAGAACCTGCTGCTGTTGTTCGCGAATCTCACCGTAACGCTTCTCGCCTGGTGGAATGAGGTTCTCCTTCCTTTCATCACCTGGATCGTGGAGACATTCGGGCCTTTCTTTCTCGCGACGTTCCAGTTGGCCGCAGATAAGGTGGTCTTCTTTGCCGGCATTGTAGCTGATATGGTGAATGCGACCATTACAGTCCTCAATGGCATTCTGCAGTTCCTCGCCGCGGTATTCCAGGGTGATTGGGATACGGCTTGGCAGGTGGTCAGCGATACGGTGAAAAATGTGTGGACTGGCATAAAGCAGTTCATCAAAGATACCGTGAATGGAATTATCGGAATCATCAATGGAATGGTTTCCGCCGCGGTGGAGGGAATCAACGCGGTGATTCGAGCAATTAACTCCATATCCTTCGACATCCCCGACTGGATCCCCGGGTTTGGAGGAAAGTCGCTGCACCTGAACATTCCCACAATCAGTGCCCCGCAGATTCCGTACCTCGCCCAAGGCGCGGTGCTTCCGCCCAACAAACCTTTCCTGGCTATGGTGGGTGACCAGACAAACGGCACCAACGTAGAGGCCCCGCTGGAGACGATCAAGCAAGCCCTGGCAGAGGTAATGGCCGAAACTGGGGATCGGGAAATCGTCATCCGGTTTGCCGGAAGCCTTGCCGAGCTGGTGCGGATCCTCAAGCCTTACATCGACAAGGAGAATACGCGCGTGGGCGGCAGCATGCTCAAAGGAGGTGTTTACTGATGCTCATCATCGACGGAGAGCGTTTTGATGTGGAAGTTGAAAAGCTGACCCGCAAAGCGGATTTCCTGGACAAATACGCCGAGCGCACCGAGGACGGCGATTTGAAGCGGGAGCTCATCGGTGTGTATTTCAACTATACGCTACAGCTTTTTGCCGGCAGCCGGACCGCTGAATACTCGCGTCTGTGGGATAAACTCACCGAGCCGGTGGAGTTTCACGAAGTCACCGTGCCCGATTCGGATGGTGATTACACCTTCACGGCGTATTTTTCCGGCGTTGGCGACACACTGCTGCTGCAGCGGGCCGCCCGCAATTACTGGACGGACCTGACTGTGACCTTCACAGCCAAGTCCCCCGCCCGCACATAAGGAGGTGACGCCATGCGCACGAATACCCGGGTGGAGTTCGGCTTGTTCGATGTGACGGCCCGGGGGGACTCCACCCCCTCCAGTGCGGCGGCGCAGCCTTTCTGTGACCTGCAGACCGACCTGCTGCTGGAAGAACGTCCGCCCCAAACCAAATACGGCACCCTGGAAGCTCGCCAGTTTCTCATGGACGGCAGTTTCGAACTGTTCCCCGAGGAGCCGGCGGGCTCGTTCTGGGGCCTCTGGAGCCGGCAGCAGAGCGGTGCGGACGGCCGCTTTGCAGAGCCTCCGATTCTGGAACTCTCTTTCAACGAGGACCACAGCTCTTCAGGTGTGACCCTGCACTTTTATGAGCCAACTGGAGACTGGGCCAGCGACGTGTTGATCCAGTGGTATGGTCCCTTCGGCGAATTACTGACCAGCGCCCGCTGTGCTCCTGACGCAGTGGACTATTACTGCTCCTGCAAGGTCACTGGATATAGGTCGATGAAGTTGACTTTTCTGGCCACCAGTCGGCCCGGACGGTACCTCAAACTATCTGGTTTGGATTACGGTGTGGCACTCACTTTTGCGGGTGATCAGGTCCGTCAGGCAAAGGTGTTGGAAGAGGTGGATCTGCTCAGCAACGAAGTCCGAATCAACACCCTTGATTTGACTTTGTTCAACAAGGACGGAGCGTTCTCAATTCTGAACCCCGCCGGTGTGTTCGACGTGCTGCAGCATAAGCAGAAGTTCACGGTCTGGGAAGATGTGCGTGCCGACGCGAAGGCAGTGGAGAAGGTCAGCCACAACATGGGCACATTCTATCTGTCGGAATGGGAGAATACCAGCGACACGCTGGCCAGTTTCAGCGCAGTAGACGCGGTGGGCCTGCTGGACTCCGCCCCCCACCGGGGCGGTATCTACGATACCACCGCAGGGACTCTGGTGGCCGACATCCTGGAGGGCTATGACTACGAACTTGCCCCATCTCTGGCCGAAAGACCGGTGCGTGGCTGGCTGCCCATCGGCACCCGGCGCAGTGCGCTGCAGCAGCTGGCTTTCGCCCTGGGGGCGGTGGTAGACTGCTCCCGCAGCGATAAAATCAAAATCTACCCGCCGCCCACACGTCCCAGTAGTCTCATCACTGTGCAGAGAAAATTTATGGGCAGCAAGGTTTCGTTGAAACCGCTCATCACCGGTGTCACGGTAACTGCGCACCAGTACACTCTGGGCACAGTCACCGAAGAGCTGTTCAAGGATGAACTGGCCGCAGGCACTCATGAGATACAGCTGAAGCAGCCCGCCTGCTGCCTTGAGGTAACGGGCGCCCAGATGGTGGAGTGGGATAACAATTACGCCATCGTCAAGGTGGAAAAGCCGGGAGAGGTGGTCATCACCGGCCGAAAATACACTGAGACGCAAACCAGTGTCCGGCAGTCGGCGAAAAATATCCCGGCAAATTCCAAGCCAAATGAATTAACAGTGGACAGCGCCACTCTGGTGGATCCGACTGCCGCTCCTGTGGTGGCTGCCCGGGTGCTGGACTACTACACCCGCAGGTACGAGCAAACCTTTGATATGTTGGCCGGCGATGAGGTGCTGTCCGACATGCTGGTGGTACAATCCTTTGGCGGCGAGCTGGTGAGAGGTTGCCTGGAGAAAATGGAGTTTGACCTGACCGGCGGTTACCGGGCAGCAGTCAAAGTGGTAGGACAGCGGCTTAATGTTACTGCCGCTGCCTATACGGGCGAAATCTTTGCCGGTGAGAGGAGCGTGATATGATGGCCGAATGGGTCACGCCGGTTTATGACCGAACTGCAGCTGATGTGGCTGCGGGGGCCGAAAAGTGCTATTTCAGTGCGTCCTCCTTAAACCGAATTGAAGGGAACCTCCAATATCTGGCGGACGTAGTTGGCGCCAAAGGGGTACACACGCGCAGCTGGACAACGACTGATTTCTTGAGGCTCAGCGATATGCAGCGGATACTTGCCAACCTGGAAGCTGTGCGAGCTGCATATCACGCACTGCCAGGCAGCCCTGACATCCCGGCACTGCCAGCTACAATGTGGAGCGATGTGAACGCCATCGAGGAGATTACGGATGGTATCCGAGAATTGTGGCAGCGAAATCAGAACCGCATGAAACTATATGCCGGCGAAGTCTTTGCCGGTGGGATGGGAGTGATTTAGTGTCATACGAAAAAAAGACCTGGAAAAACCGGCAGAGCGAATTTCCCAATCGGAGAACCATGGCTCCTGTGGATGGCCAAGAAAACACATACGATGTGACGCGATCCGAGGGGCTGGTTTTGGAAGAGGGCGACGCCTTCGACCAGACCACGATGAACGACCTGGAAAACCGCGTGGAAAAGGGTATCAATGAGGCAGGTGTTTACACCTATACTGCACTTCTTCAGCTGGACGCCTGGAGTGGCAGCGCCGAAGCCGGATTTACCCAAACTGTGTCTGCCGAGAGTATCGATGGAGGCCCGGCGGTGACCAGCGCACTGCGCCTGTATGCGCCGCTGCGGGAACCCACCGGAATCAAGGAGACCGACGAGACGCTGGCCGAGGTACTACGCATCGTCAGCGAGGGCGTGGCGGAAACTGGCTAGGGAACCGTGACCCTCAAGGTGTGGGAACAACCCCAGGCAGACCTGCAGATCTACTGGCAGGGGAAGGAGGTGGCGACTGAGTGACGATTTACGACGAATCCGGCAAGGTGTTGGAAGCTCCCGACCTTTCCATGTGATGGGTGGAGCAGAAGCGCCGCCTGGTAGCAAGTCACCCGGCCACCGAGGAGGTCACCCATCTGGAGGTGATGTCCGGCACCGACGGCCTGCGCCGCATTGTGGTGGACACCCCCGCCCGGGCTGCCTGGGACGAGTATGAGGACTATGGGGTGTATCACCCCTACACCGACGAGGAACTGGCTGACATGACCGTTCCCACCACGGAGCAGCGGTTGGAGGCAAGTGAGGCTGCCATTCTGGAGCTGGCGGCGATGATTTCCGCAGGAGGTGTGTGATATGGTGCAGTTTTATGTGCTTCAAATCAAGCTGGGCCGCCTGCGGTTGGAAAACGTGCCGGAGCTCTGGCGCGCAGACGTAGCAGCGGTGCTGGCCGAGGAGGGAGGAACATGAGCAAAGGTATGACGGCCGCTGCAGGTGGCCTTTCGGCCGCGGACAAGGCCCTGCTCATCCCCGAAAACATCCGCACGGGCGTGACCATCGCAAAGGTGACGGGCGGCCTTCTGCCCAGCTGCAAGGAAAACAGCCTGGTGTGCTCCTGGGCAAAGGTGTATGACAACGGCGAAAAGCCTGCGGTCGTCGGCAACATTACCGGGGATTCGCCCATCAGCGTCAGCGACACGGGAATTACGGTGAAACGCGCCTTTTCGGCGTTTGTGATGAAGTTCCCCTTCAGCCTGCACTACGCGGCTCAGGGTTCCTCTTCCATTCCCGAAGGGCAGGTCAATTTTACCGAGGGACAGAGCTTCAGCGTTTCGGTAAATCCCGGCCACGGTTACTCACAGACCAGCGGCATCGTCATTCTGCTGGCGGTGAACGGCTGACAAAGGGAAGGTATGGCGCAAAAGAAGAAAGGAGCATGATCGCAACGCAAAAAGCACTGGATATCTCAAAACACCAGAGCACCTTTGCCCCGGCCGCTGCGCAGGCGGCCGGGATCTCCACCGTCATCCTGCGGGCGGCCTATGGCGGCGCCGCGGATCCGTGCTTCGGGCGGTTTGCCGCCGACTGCCGGGCGGCGGGCCTGCGCACCGGGGCGTACATCTTTCTGACCCATCACTACTACAATAAAAACGGGGGCAGCGTGGAGACGGCCCGTTCGCTGCTGCACCGGCATATCGACGCGTTGCTGGAGAGCCTGAAGGGCAAGGGCGTCACCAGCTGGGTGGCGCTGGATCAGGAACTGGAAGCGGGGCAAACCATGGCCCTGGCCCCGGGGGAGAACACGGCGCTGCTCAACGAGGCGGCCGCCCGGCTGCGGGCCGCGGGGTATGCCCCCTGTGTTTATTGTTCCGCCAGCTGGGCAAAAGGGCGGCTGGTGACGCAAGAACTGGACTGCCCGCTGTGGCTGGCCTACTACTACGCCGACCCCAATGACCCGGATTTTGACAGCTGTGAGGCCATCGGGAATGTGGACACAGCCTGGGGAAAGTACACCTGCAGCCTGGGCCGCAAACTCTGCGGCTGGCAGTTCGGGCGGATCGGCTACGGGGCCGTTTACGGCGTGGGCAGCGTCAATGTGGACCGGGACTGGATCTACTTTCAGCCCGGCGAAAGGGAGGAGGAACCGCCTGTGTTTGTATCCGGCACACTGAAGATTGGCCCTGTTTCCACCGGAGACCGGGCCTCCATCCGCACGCTGGCCGAGAGCCTGTGCATTCCGGCGGCGGATGAGGGAGACTACCTCATCGTGGACCCCATGTCTGCCGACGGGCGGGCAGCGGTCAGCAACAAGGCCCTGGCTCTGGGGCTGGGCTGCGAGGACTGCGCCGCGCCGGAAGAGGGCGGGGACGACAAAACGCCAAAACCGCCCGCCGCGGACCTTCCCGCAGTGATGGCTGCGCTGGAGCGCATTGAAAAAGCCCAGACAGCCCAGGGCGGGCAGCTGGCCGCCCTGGCCGGAAAACTGAGCGCCGCGGCAGGCGTGCTGGCAGGATGAAAGGAGGAACATCCATGAACAACAGCGACAACATTTTCTTGGCGGTCAAGGCGGCCATCGTGGGCGTGTTCGGCGCCTTTGGCGCTGCGTTCGGCTGGCTGGGCTGGCTGGTGCTGGCCTGGGTGGCGTGCATGGCGGTGGATTGGCTGAGCGGCTCTTCGGCGGCCATGCAGGCTGGCCGGTGGTCCAGCGCCAGGGCCCGCAGCGGCATTTGGCACAAGGCGGGCATGATCGTGGTGGTCATTGTGGCGGCGCTGGCGGACGCGGTGCTGGGCACGGTGGCCGCCAAGGTGCCGGGGCTGCCGGTGGAATACACCGTTCTGCTGTTGCCGATGGTGCTGGTGTGGTATATCCTCACCGAGCTGGGCAGCATTCTGGAGAATGCCGCCGCCATGGGCGCGCCGGTGCCGGAGTTTTTGATCCGCATTCTGGCCAACGCCAAGGACACGGTGGAAGACGCCGCGGGCGAAGGGTGAAGAAAAGGAGGATGTGAAACATGGCATTTGTGGAAGGAACGGGCGGTCCGGTCAACGGCACCGGCTGGAAAAACCAGAACAAGACCCAGGGCTCCGCGTCCACGGGCGGTTCCGGTTCCAGCTCGGGCGCGTCCTATGACCTGTCCTGGCTGCAAAACCTCTATGCGCAGCAGCAGGCGGCTGCCGCCGCGGCGGAGCAGGCCCGGCGGGCCGCCGCCCAGCAAGCCTATGAGCGCAGCATGGCGGCCCTCAACGCCGCCTACAACGGTCAGATCGAAGCGCTGAAAAACAACTACAATTCCACCCTGGGGCAGCTGCAGAGCGACTATGAACACGGCGCCGCAGGGGTGAACTTCAACGCGGACAACGCGCTGCAGCAGGCGTATATCAACCAGATGATGACCCTGAAAAGCCTGCCCCAGCAGCTGGCGGCCCAGGGGACCGGCGGCGGCGCGGCCGAGAGCACCCTGGCGGGCGTGTACAACAACTACGGCAACAGCCGCAACGAGATCGACGTGGCCCGGGGCCAGAGCCTGGGCGACCTGCTGGCACAGCTGAACGCGGGCAAAAACCAGGCCCAGCAGGCGTATAATAACCAGCTTTCCGACGCGCAGGCCACCCGCCTTGCCTACGAAATGCAGCTGGAACAGAACCTGGACAACGCCATCGCGGACGCGGCAACCGTGAATTACGACCGCCAGTTCGAGATCAGCAGCCAGTACCTGGAGCAGATGGCCAAGCTTCAGAGCGAGATGGCCTCCGCCGCCAGAAAAGCAAGCCAGAGCACCATCAGCGCTTCCAACACCCAGCAGTCCAAGTCGGTGCAGCAGAGCGAACTGCTGGAGCAGGTGTGGCGCAGCGCCTGGCAGAACGCGAAAAACGCCGGCGGCAGCGACGCCGACGCCATGCAGGCGGCCAACGCCGCGGCGGCCCAGTATGTGGTGGAGGGCGTGGGCAACAAGCTCTTCACCAAATCGGAGGCCAACGGCTGGCTCAAGGATATTCTGCTGAACCGCACCTGACGGCTGCGGATAAAACAGCGTGCCGGACCCGCGGGCCCGGCACGCAAAGCGAAAGCCCCTTGGACCGGTTGATCCAAGGGGCTTTCTTTGGAGCTGTTAATGCGATTCGAACGCACGACCTCATCCTTACCAAGGATGTGCTCTGCCGACTGAGCTATAACAGCAAATGGCGACCCGGATGAGGCTCGAACTCACGACCTCTAGCGTGACAGGCTAGCGTTCTAACCGACTGAACTACCGGGCCACATCGCGATTGGCGACGTGTTTTATTATATCCAACGAAGGGCAGAATGTCAACACTTTTTTTCAAAATATGAGTAAGAAAAAAAGAAGCGCCGATTGAACGTCAGGGGCTTGACTTTCTGCGCGTTTTTTTGTATAGTAATGAGGTGCTCAGAACATAGGGGTATAGCTCAGCTGGTAGAGCAGCGGTCTCCAAAACCGCGTGCCGAGGGTTCGAATCCTTCTGCCCCTGCCAAACAAAAAGGTGCTGCGTGTGCAGCACCTTTTTTCTTTGGCAAACGCGAAGCTTATTGACCCGAGGCACGCGGAGCGTGCCGGGCACCCGCGCGGAGCGCCGCCGGTGGCGGATGCAACGAAGGCGCGGGTGGCGCAGCGGTCAAAATTCCCCGGCGGCAGTTGAGCCGCCAGGGAATTTTGGACACCGCAAGAGGGGCCGCGCGAGCGGCTGAGAATCCTTCTGCCCCTGCCAAACAAAAAGGGTGCTGCGTATGCGCAGCACCCTTCAGCCTGTAGAAAAACCTGCTTTGGCGATCAGGCCAG